CGGTGTAACCTGTTCCGTCCCCTGGAAGCCAAACTCCCAAAACGCCGCATATTTCACGTCGCCAGATGAGAAAACCCGGCCATAGACGGCTTGGCCGTTGTCATCGACCGCGAGCTTGATCGAGCTCGACAGCGCGCCCGATCTGCGGTTCAGCACTTGGCCGGAAAGCTTGTCGCCCTTGACGTGCTGCTGGAGGTTGACCGCGTATTTCTTGGTCACGTTTAAAATCTGAGCGTGCAGGGCCGCTGAAACCTTGTCGAATTTCACAATGGTTTCGCGGTCGCCTGTGACGGTGATGTTCAGCATTTTCGACTGCCCTTTAACGGTTGAGTTTTCCGAGCGCGCGTTTTCCAATGGCGTGGAGGCTTCGGCTTGTCGCCGCCGCGCCTGCACCGGTAGCCGTTTGCCTCCGAAGCTCCCGGTGAATGTCGGAGAGACTCGCGCCACCGCCGCGACTCATTCCCCAGTCGTCGCCGCCGCCTGACATGGATCCGTTCGCGATGGAGTCCCGCAGCGGCTGAGCGATTGAGGCGGGCAGAACCATTTCCCGGGCGTGCAGTTGGGTGAGCGGGTTTTCGTTGCCGATGTCGTAACCGCCCGACGCCGAGGCCAGGTTTCCATAGGCTTCGACCGCCGTGAACGCCAGTGCCGCCGCCGCTGCGCCGAGGCCCGGACCTATGACCGGTATCCCTGCCATGGCCTGGTAAGCCGCCGAGGCCGCCGCCACAGCGTTGTTGAGGACGGTCTTCTCCGTCGCCTGGAAGTTCAGCAACAAACTCTGCGCCGCCCCGGATTGCTGGGCTGCGTTTCGGGCCGTCACGCCGGCCGTGACGGCGGCTGTCTGTGTGGCCTGTCCAGAGACCGCGACGGCGGTCTGCTTGGTCTGTCCGGTCACGAAGTCGGTCACCATGGAGCTGAACTTGGAGACCCAAATATTTTCTATGCTTTCGGCGACCCTGGTCATCGTGGCCTGAAAGGTCGTCGTTCCCCGCGCCATGCCGAGGAATCCATTGTTCATGGTGCTGACGATTGAGCTGACGTTCTGTCGATAGGTTTCGGCCTGCTCCATCGCAGACCGTCGCGCCAGCTCCACCTTTTCGTTCTCAAACCGCTGCGCCGCCACCAGTTGGGCGTTGTTCGATTCGGTCTGCGCGGCGGTGATCTGCGCCTGGATTTCGGCGACTTGTTGCGGGGTCTTGGACTGTTCCGCCATCTCTGCGCGAAGGGCGGTCAGCTTGGCGTCTATGACCTTCTGCGCCGTCTGACTTTCGAGGGCGAACTCCTGCGCCTTGATGGCCGTGAGCTGGGCGAGTTCCTGTTCAGGGCTGATCTGCCCCAACTGCGCCGCGTTCCTGACGGCCCCCTCTTGGCTTTGGAGCTTGAGGCCGCCGACCGTGCCTTGCGTCTGGGCGGTGTTCTCGTCGGTCTTGGCCTTGGTCTGGTAGCCCTGCGTCAGGGCCTCGTCCATTTGCCGACTGTGTTCGTGGACCGCCGCCAATTCCTCCTTGAGCGTGTCCTGATACTGTTTGGACTGGATGCCCTGTTTGGCGCCAATGTCGCTTAGGGTCTTCGCCCAGCCCGTAAGCTGAGCCTCCCAATTCCCCTGCGCCTCTGTGATGGCTTCCCGATCAGCAGCGATCTGATCCTCGAAGGCTTGGCGCGCCAGGGTCTTGCGCGCGGCGTTCAGGTCGTTTTGAACCTGCCGTTGCTGCGCCGCTGTGAGCTTTTCGGTGGAGAGGATGTTCTGCCAGAACTGCGCCGTGACTGACGCCTCGTCGGCGAACCAGTTTTGCGAGTCGGCGAGTTTTTCTTGAAGCTGGCTTCGCCATTCAGCGACATCATCATTCTTAGCGCCCTTTGGCGTGTCGGACTTGACCGCCTGCTGACGGGCGGCGGCGGCTTCCTTTTCGTATAGCGCCTTGTTGCCAGGGTCCGCCGCGACGGCGCGCTGTAGCTCTTGATTGATGCCGGCGAGGGTGTCTTTCAGCTTCTCGCCCGTGGTCTTGCTCGCTTCGAACTGGTCCTTCAGGGCCTTGGCTGCATCGACGCCCTTGGTCTGGACATCAACGTCCCGCTGGTGGTTCGCCGCCGCATCCTTCAGGAGCTGGTTCAAATGCTCTTGATATGAGACGGCTTGTTGAAGCCTGGCGATTGACGCCGGGTCTACATCGCCCAGCGTCCGCTGTTCGCCCTGTTTGTCGGCGAGTTGGGCTTGGAGCCTTGCGAGGGTTTCATCTCCCGTGGGCGCGCGGCCGAAGCCTTTCAAATTCTCCCATGCATCCCCAACGGCTTTGCCGAAGGTCTTCCAAGACTGCTCGGCGGCGTTCAACTGGAGCGGCTGCTGATTTCCGAGGTAGGCGCCGACGTCCTTTAAGGTCTCCAGGATCGCGCCGGCTGTGTCGCCCTCATGCTCCATCGCTTGAATGTGCTGGAATTGGGCGGTGGTGATCTGGTGGTAGGCGTCGGCGTGCTTCTGCGCCCACTCTGCGACCCCGCCGGACATCTCCTCGAAGTAGGACAGCATCTTGTCCGTAGACGTCCCGGTGAACTGCGCCATCTTTTCGGCGTCGGTCGCGAGCAAGCCCATGGCCTCGCCCGTGAACTTGCCGGTGTTGGCGATCTGGGTCAGATCGGCGCGCGCCTTCCCCATGCTCGTGCTGGTCGCGCCAGACACCCTCTGCGCCATCTCTTGGAAGGCTGAACTCGTCAGGCCCGCGTAATTGTTGGTGGCCTCCAGCGCGCCTTGGATCGCTCGCGCCTCTTGGGTCCCCTTTTCCGCCGCCACCGCAAAGCCGATAATTCCGCCCGCCACCGCGGCGAGGCCTGCGGTGATCGGGTTGAAGATCAGCGCCATGGCGTCCATGCGCTCGGCGACCACCAGCAAGGAACCCGCGAACCGTCTCCAGTTCCCCGTTGCAGCCTCGTGCGCCAGGACGATCAGCTCTCGCCGAACGGCCGTGCTGGAATGCGCCACCTTGTCCAGCGCGGCGGTCGCCTCGCCGGCCCCGTTCCCGATATTCGCCAAGCCGCCGCCGGAAGCGGCCACCGTACGCGCCGCTTCGCTTACACGGGTGTAGCTGGTGACGATCTGGGCGTTGACCGCCGCCACACGCTTGGCGACCTCCTCCGACTGAGCGCCGAAGTCCTTGACAGCCTTGGACGCTTGGTCCGCCCCTTCCTCAACTCCGCTGGCGTCTGCGCCAAAGCGGACCTGGACGTCTGAATCCGCCATGGCGCCGCCCTTCCTTACGCGGCCACAGCTTCAGCCGCCGGCGCATCATCGAAGATCGCCGGTGGAGCGAAGAGGCCGAGGTACTGCATATTGGCGACATAGGCCTCGCCGATGGCGGCGATGTCCCTGAAGCTCGCCACCGCCATCAGGCTTTCGCGGGTCTCGCCCTCAATAAACGGCGCGAGCGCCTCCAGCATGTCAGCCGCCGTCTCCACGGTCGCCACGGTAAAGCCGTCATCGCGCTCCGAGGTGACGCGGTGGATTATGCGGTCCATGGCGGGCGCCGCCTTTTCGCATTGGGTGAACATATTACCTTTGATTTCAAAGGTCTTGTCGCCGAGTTTCAGGGTGATCATGCTGTCTCTCCGTAAAGCGCCTGGTCGCGTTGCCATTCAACGGAGCCTTTGGCGTAGGTGGTTTTAGGGGGTTCGGGCCGCTGATCTGACGCCATGTCGCGCTCGCGCATGATCAGGTCCAGGAGGCCCTGGCTGTTCAGGTTGGCCTCCAGCATTAGGTCGGTGAAGGCCCAGACCAGGGCGTCCAATCTGTCGGGGCTCCCGCGGCCGGTGAAGCCAAGGCCCGTCATCTGAACCATCTGGTCCTCAAGGAAGGGGAAGCCGCCGAGATGGCTGACCCGGCCTTGTTCGTAGAGGGCGGCGACCGGCTCGGCGCGCACCACCTTGCCGCGCGAGGCGGTCACCATGGTTATGGGAAGATTGGGCGCCGCCGCCCGCAAGACCGCCTCAACCATGGCGCCGCCGAAGTTCTTTTCGGCGACGACTCGGTCGGCCTTGTGCTTCCTAAAGACCTCCGCGACCCGCCGCCCCCAATCGGCCGGCGATCCCTGCATGGAAGCATCTTCGATCACATAGCCGCGTCCATCGTCGCCGACGCCAGCCACCACAATCCCTTGTAGGTCGCCCGTCGTACCGTCCGAGCCGGACGGGTCCACCGCCACCACCACCCGCCGCATCGGCGGCGCTGCGCCATCCCACCGCGCCGCGTCCAGCATGGTGCGGGTCCACAGCGCGCCTGGCGTGTCGGTCAGCAATTCCGCATAGAGCTCCTGGCGCCCGAGCCGCGTCCCTTCGTATTTCGACTTAAGCTGGTTCAGCGCCACACTCGCCAGGTTCGCCGCATTGTCGAAGGTAGACCCTCGCGTCACCACCGTCGTCGGCTCTGCGATCAGCTTCTTGATCAGCGGGCGGGGCTTGGGCGTGGTGGTCACCACCACCTGAGGCCGCAAGCCGAGCCGAAGCCCGAACATGAGTTGGTCCCACGTGTCGTCGGTAACCCACGCCCCGACCTCATCGCACCAAGCCCGATGGTGCTGGGGACCGCGAAGGCGCTCCGGCTCCTCGGCGCTGAAGAGCTTGTAGCGCGACCCGTTGCGCAGGATCAGCTCGCCCATCGACCGGTTCCAGGTGTCTATAACGTCTGGCGGGAGCACGCCCCTCAGGCCGCTGTCCCCCTCAATGCAGGTGTCGCGCCCATCGGCAAACGTCGGCGCCACGATCGCGATGCGCGAGCCGGGGTGTTGCTGGCCATAGTGCGCGACATCTTCGGCGCCCGTGCGCGTCTTGCCCCAGCCTCGCCCAGCCAAAATCAACCAGGTCAGCCAATCGCCATCGGGCGTGATCTGGTTCTCCCGCGCCGTCCGCAGCCAGGCCTCGCGCTGGAGGTTCGGCGCGGCGACGGACTCAATGGCGGTCAGGAGCGGCGCCCAAGGCGACTCAGGCATAGGCCACCTCCGGCGACGGGGTGACGTTCAGAAGCTTTTCGTCGGCCTCCACCATCATGCGGACAATCTTGGCCACCCGCGGCCTGACCTCCGGGTGATCCTGCACAAGGGCGAGCATCTCGGTTTGGAAGTCGCCGGACGCCACGATGGTGTTGAAGACCACTTGGCCGGAAGGCGGGGCGATCTCCTTCGTGATCCTCGCTTGAACCTTCAGGTTCTCCCGCATCTCCCGCGACAGGGCGATGGTACGATCCACCGCGCCCGCCTCCAGCGCCTGTAACCATAGCCGCGCCAAGCCCTGGTAGATCGCCCGGCAGTTTTCCATGACGCTCTTGTCGTTTTCGGCGCAGAGCTTGCGGATTTGCTCCTCGGTCTGAAACGGGCCGATCTTCGCCGCCCGCTTCGCCGCTTCGCTCACGTGCAGTTCGAAATGTCGGTATAAGGCGTCCTTGTGCACCTCGAATTGTTCCGCCAGCCTCGGCATAGGTTCGCCGAGGCACTGGAGATACTCGATCCGCAGCCTCTCAGGGTGCACACACACCTGACACCGACCCGTGGGGACGCCAGCTTTCGGCACGGCCCTACCTCGTGATCGGGATAGGGTTGGACAGCGCCGCCCGCATCAAGAGAAGCGCTCGATCCTGTTGCGGCATGGCCGCGATCACTTTGGCGACACTCTCGACATCGGGCGCCGGGGTCGAAACGACGCCCTTGGCGTCATCTACCTTGTCGAGCAT